TGGAGGCAAAGCACAGCCCCAGGGGGGTCCGCCGAGGCGGGCCACCAAAAGCAATGTGCAGAGCAGCGCTTCTCGCCTTGAGGGGCGCGCCTCGTTCGTGCCGGAAATGCCGCACGCGGGACCGGACCACCCTCGGGAGTCCTGTTTCCGCGCTTGCCAGGCGGAACCCTGGACATGCGAAGCATCGTGCAAGAAGATGGGCCTCGATTTGGCCGCCTGCCGGAACCCGGAGGGCTCACGCCCCTCGGTCGTTCGGCGGGACATCATCCCGTTCGCTGCTGCCGCTTCCTCTGGAGGTAACCTCCAGTTCCGCATCCGGCCGATGCTCGAGGCCCTCGTCGAGCCGGTCAACGGCACGGTCGACGGCTCGGCGGCTCCGGCCGCCGCGAACCCCATGACGGTGTTCGTCGAGCATCCCGACATTACGCAGATTACCGCTGCGGCCTCTTCCTATCGTGTGATCGGAATGGGCCTGCGTGTGGAGACTACGGAATCGTCGATGAACAACGAGGGCGTCCTGTCTGCCGCGACGGAGTATCCCGTGCCGGGCACCGGCTACGAGCACCACCCCAACGACTTCGAGACGTATCTCTTGGGAATCCCAGGAAATTACTCGAGGCCGTCCAAGGAGGGACTGGTGGCCAACGTGCCCATCACGGGGTCGGACTTCATTGTCGCTGACTTGAACTCCGACTACACCGTCTCGCGCATCGACATGCAAGCTTGGCGCGCCGTCACGCAGAACGCGGGCATCATCCTTGGTGCCAACGGTCCGTGGTTCGGCGACTGCATGGGCGCTGTCCCGGTCTCAGTGACTGGGATGGCTGCCAGCGCCTCGCTCAAGCTGACTCTCTGTCTCGTCTGGGAGTACACTCCGAAGTCGCGCTATGCGCCTTCGAAGCCTCCGGTCGCGCCGGCTTACGCTGTGCCCGCGTCGGTTTCGCCCAAGGCTCTCGAGGCCCGGCATCACCACCATCGGCATAAGAACAATGACATCGGTCATGTTCTATCCCGGGTGGCGAAGTCGGTCCCTTCGGTTCTTGACGGCGTCTCCGAGGCGGCAGAGCTTGCTGGCCGCGTCCCGATCCTCGCTGATGGCGCGGCCATTGTCAAAGACGTGGCCGACGTCGCAGAGACGATCTGGGATATCGGGTCCTCTTTCTTTTAGGAGGAACTAGACGAAATAGCTAGTGAACAGCTTTCGCA